TTCGAAGATTCCCTGATGCTGGGCCATCTACTTCCAGAGGGTCGCTTTGAATAAGATTATACGTTACTTAATTTTGATTGCTTATGTTTGTTACTTTTCTACCACCTTTGCTCCACAGTTGGGACAGTACTTCTTCAGCCCTTCCATCTCTGGGCGGAGCCTATTCGCTCTTGTACGATGGGCGGCATCTTGACAGGGAACTCCCTGTTCGAAGTGTCAACGACCGCCATCCTGTACGGACGATTGATGACCCTACGCACGAATCCGAGAATCCTCCTTTTTTTCTTGCCTGGAATGGCCATATTAAAGTACTCAATGGGCAAATCGCGCTCAATCTGCTCGCCGCAATCGAGGATTCTGAACGGCTGGCAGTCGGCGTACCCCTGGTCTATACCTATCTCGATAGGCTCCCTCCCTGGGTTGCGCACCACAATGCTCTTGACGGATATTCGGCACAACCCAATATTGGTGACAACAATGCGTACGCCCTCGGTAAGAATGCCATTGAACGGACCGTGTGCAAAAGACTCGACAACAGCCGAAACGCGAGGCTTGTAAGCCCTAGACGACTCCCTCAGTGCGACAACCACTGCGGCGAAAGTAGCTATTCCACCGATCCATGCACCAATAGCTCCAACAGCATCCCAATTCACATCCACGACTTCATCATCCCTTTCTTGACCTGTGCGGTACTGACCCACCTTTTCTGATACCAAGCATCTCAGCTGCCTCCTTTGCGCTCACTGTTTTGTGGATTGAATATAGTGCTCATCCATATCTACGGTGAACACACACCTGGGAGGATTACTGAGCCTCGCTCGAGGAAGCGGATCGCCATCGTCCACTATACTCGCAATACGTAAGCGCAAAGCTTCCGCCACGTTCCCATATAAAGACCGAGAGCATCTTCGACTAGTTCTTTCATTGTTCCCTCAATTCCGCTCCGCTCTTACCTATGGAATAACCTTCCATAATTCCTTCACTGAAGCCCATGTAATACCCTTCGTGATAAACAACGATCAAGGCCAAGAAAAAAATAAATAAGACAATCATTCCTAAAGCTATAAAAGTAGTTACTTCGTTCATTTGCTCATCATTACCTCCACTTATACATTCCGTCGTCCTTAACGAATTCCCCGCACGTCGAGTAAATTCTCGTAATTGGATGATCAAACTCGGGGACTTCGTCGTCGTATGAATTAATAAAAACTGGTGGGTACCTGTTGCATTCGCCTAACGAATTACCAGGCTCTAAGGGGGACCAGTAACGACACTTCTCGCAGCGTTTTTTAGGAGGTTTCATCTCTTTGTACTTGCCCATTACCGCTCACCTACCAATCCGAACCGCATTTAAGACAAAGGCTTGTTTCGGCCTCGCTGTACTGTCCTTCGCCAATTGTGATAACTGTCGTAGTGATTACGTGATTGCTGCCACAATGAGGGCAGGTTTGTTGATCGGTAGGCTTAGCTTGCCTTTCGTCTTTAGCTGCTTCTAGCTCCATTGCATCACACGTACGCTTGTTAATCTCTTCAAGGCGATACACAAGAGCAGATATATTGACGGGATCGAATGTTGCAGATTGGTAGATAGATCTGTTTAGATCGTTGATCACATCCTGTAAAGTTTCTGGTGTGTTTTCATCTATGAGCTTCTGGATCTTATTGATGCCTCCATTCATGTGCACAAATTCGGTTGCGTTCTTGATGTAATCAAAACCGTATCGAGCTAATAAATCTTCTACTTCTTCTAAGCTATGCGAATACGGTGTCCTGGAAACCTTCCTATCTTCTTCTAAGTTCATTTTCTACCTACCTTAGTCATTCGTATTTAGTAAAGAAATGTTCGGTAGGTTAGGCGTCTAGCCCCGCGTCACGAGTGCGGGCGCGGCTTTAGCCCGCACGCACGGCCTAATCCTACCTAACCTTGATTTACTTAGTTAGGTTAGTTAGGTCACTCTTATATATTTATATATAGTCTGACCTAACCTAACTTCAGCCTACCAATCTTCTAGAGCGACCTCTAAATCAGGGTCATAGAGAATGCCTTTCTTCCCTCTTCCTCCACGAGATCTAATAGTGCACCAATCGTTTTTATCTGCTTTTACCCAATTAGCTACCGTGCTCTTACTTACCTGCTTGCCACTAACCTCTGGCATGCGCTCAACCACATTCTCAAGCGTACGTTCTACTTTGTCGCGATCACAGGCATCCATACCTTCGCGAAGTGCTGCGAGCTTTTCTGCCTGACGGGCGCTATCACGTTTAGCTTTGGCTTCTCGGCCCTTTTCGCGGTAGGCATTGCGCTCCAGCATCTCACCTTCAGGTGCCGCATCGGTAAGCATGCCTAGATCATCGCGTCGGTGCATGGGATAGTCGAACCATAGATTCACGGGTTCAAAGCGGGGGAATTCGCGCAGAGTACCTTCCACACGCCAAGCACTACGAGACTTCACCTTCTGCCTGGCTGCATAGATGGTGTTCAGCAATTCTTGCTCAAGTCCTAGAGGTTGGATCAGGTTCTTGGTGTCCGCCAGCATCTTGTTGGCCATAACTTGATCGTCTAGTGGAATCACATCGCGCCAGCCATCTAGGTCATGGTGCGCGTCTAGAAACTGGGTGCAGCATTCACACACCGCGGCATCTTCTTGTTGTTTGGCTAAGTCTTCGCTCACGTGCAGCTCGATCATATCGAGTAAGGCGTCAGGATCGCGAGCAAAAACACCTGAACCAGAGGCGCGATCCATGGAGCGTTTCTGTCCTTGGCTGCCCTTGGAATGATGGTGGCAGTAGATGACAGCGCATCCAAGACTATCGGCTACCTTGTCGAAGTTATTGCAGAACTGTGCCATCTGATCTGCACTATTTTCATCGCCTGTGATTACCTTGTAAATCGGGTCGATGATAACGGCGATAGGACGTGTTTTAAGCGCGCGCCTAATAAGTGATGGTGCAAGCTCATCCATTGGCTTAGACTTGCCGCGTAGGTTCCAGACATCGATGTTGGCTAGGTTGTTAGGCACAGCGCCCATAGCTTCATAGACGTCGCGGAAGCGATGCAGACAGCTTGCTCGGTCAAGCTCGAGGTTTACGTAGAGCACCCGACCCTGGGCACATTCCCATCCAAACCACGGCAGGCCTTCGGCAATGGATACACACATACCGATTAAGGCAAATGACTTACCAGCTTTTGACGGGCCAGCAATAAGCATTTTATGGCCCTGGCGAAGCACTCCATCAATCAATGGTGGTGCAAGCTCTGGCAGATCGTTCCATACGCTTGCTAGGCTTTCAGGCTCAGGAAGATCGTCGTTTTGTTCATCCAGCCATTCACGCCAGTCTGCCCATGATTCGCGGCCTATGTTGGTAGCGATGAGCCACTGCTTTTTGCCATTGCGCATCACGCCAGGCATACGGGATAGGCGGCTCGGGTTCTTATTTTGGGTGTCGAGCTTAAGACCATTGTCTCGGCATGTTTGGTAGAGGAAGTCTACGCGCTTTCGGTACTCCTCATAGTTCGGAGCATCAACATGCACGATGGCATGGATGCTCTTGTTGCCAGAATGAACCATAGCGGCAATCGGTAGTTCAAGCGATCGCATGATGGCTATCTGTCTAGATGGTGCCATCTCGTCTGATTCCACAAGCGCATAGCGAAACTCCGTTACGTTGTCATTGCGTACACCTTCGCCATCAAGCGGGTTGAAGCGAATCCACGCACCAGCATCCGTGTTGTTAAAACCGATAGCGCTCGACAGATCCCCGTTGTACTTGTTTAGTCGCGCAACGATATCTCCTGCAGTTTCGGTATGCGGGCCTTTGCCTTGCGGGATCCAACGACCGTCCTTATCCCAGGAATCGACCACATAACCGACTACTTCTTCAGACGAAAACAACGTCTCTAGATACTTCACCAAATCGCGCCAGCCTAACCATTCTTCTCCTGGTTCTTCTAGCTCAGCATTCTCAACCCATGATGGGTCGATAATCTGGTAAGTTGGCCTATGAGTATCTGTATTCTTTGGTAATTCTGGTCTTGTGTCAGGCTCGTTGTCGATGACATAGCCTTCCCAGCCGAGGTCTTCTCCTAGATCGTATTCTGGCGGCTCCCAGCCGACCTTCCGAGCCATATCAACAATGGTGCCGCCTGCAACGTCGTTTTGACGCCCTGCGTCGCTAAATGACGCCCATTTGCGCTCACACTCGCCTGAGTGGTAGCGTGGAGTATCACGTGCACTCCACGCGTCCCATATCTGCCAGTCGTAGCCCTCGGACTTGAGTGCCATGCCAACCTGCACCCACTCAGTGTAGTTGCACGACCCTGGATCGATGGCATCCAGACAGCTTTGCAAATCGTATCCCATCTACCTCAGCCCTCCTTCAGGTACAAAGGTTGCAGGCTCAAAGCGATCAGGCGTGCGCCAGCCATTCGCCGCAATGATACTTATGATCTTATGAGCATCAGCATGAGACCATCGGCCTACTTGTTGGAATCCTCGACTTTCAAGTTGCCTAATTTGACGTGGTGTTGCGTAGCCTTCTTTTTGTCGTTTATATAGCTTGTCGAGCAGAAGCGAAGCTTTACCAGCACACTCAACCTCGTCTGGATAAATGCCGAACTTTTCCAATGCTTTTAGCTGCTTTTCAGATGCTGGGGCCATCTCCCAATCAAAGGAAGGCATGTATCCCACAAGATCAGCATCAGCAATAGACATCTCAAACTGCAAAGGATCCACGAGCTTGCGTTTGCGGCTACGCATTGCGGCCAGTTCTTTTGCAAGCGATTCCTCGCGTTGCGCCACGACATCCTGCTGGGCTTTGTGTTCCGCTTCTTCCAGATCCACCATGCCAGGCGAGTCCTCTATAGCCTTAGTCATGGCTTGTGCTACGTCATCGTTAGATGCTATGAGGTGTGCTGGATGGCACAGATCGTGCCGCTCTGTCATCCATAGGAAATCGAGTACTAGAAGCTCAGTCTTTCCTGTCTCAGGCGATAGGCGAGTGCCACGTCCCACCATTTGGCAATAGAGGCTGCGCACTTTAGTGGGGCGCAATACAATTACGCAGTCCACGCTCGGGCAGTCCCAGCCTTCGGTGAGCAGCATCGAGTTGCAAAGAATAGATCCAGGACCAGCTTGATCGAACCAATCCAAGACCTCTGTGCGGTCTTTGCTCTCTCCGTTTACTTCACGCGCTGCAAAGCCCTTATCGGCTAAGATATGCGCGAACTTTTGACTCGTGGCCACCAAAGGCAAGAACACTACCGTTTTGCGCTCCATGCAGCCCGCAGCAAGCATCTCGTCGGCTATCTGCTCAAGGTATGGATCCAGTGCAGTATCGATGTCTCCTAGAGCAAAGTCTCCATTGGAAATATGCACGCTTGATAGATCTAGCTTGAGCGGTATGGTTTGCGCCTTGATGGGGGATAGATACCCCTCACGAATCGCGCGAGGCAAGGTGTATTCGTAGGCGATTGAATCGAAATACTCGCCTAAGTTTCGCTTGTCTCCTCTGTCGGCGGTAGCGGTAACTCCTAACACTTGGGCGGCAGGGAAGTGGCCTAATACTTGCTGATAGCTATCAGATAGCGCATGGTGAGCTTCGTCTACTATGATTGCGTCAAAGTAATCTGGCGCGAACTTAGATAAGCGCTTAGGGCGCATGAGGGTTTGCACACTGCCAACCGTCACGCGAAACCATGAACCTAAGCTCGTCTGCTCTGCTTTTTCGACTGCGCACCCCAGACCTGTTGCGTTGGCTAGCTTATCGGCTGCCTGCTGGAGTAGCTCGCCTCGGTGCGCGAGTATGAGCACGCGTTTTCCTGCATCTACTGAATCTTTGGCCACCATCGAAAACACGATCGTCTTGCCGCAACCTGTTGGCAAAACAAGGAGCGTCTTGCGACGCCCCTCATTCCACTCGTTCTCAATTGCTAATCGTGCTTCTTCTTGGTAAGGCCGTAAACTTACGGCGTTCATTACAAGCTCCAAGTGCTGCCAGTAGTGGGATTTGTGTACTGTTGGGGCTGTGCTGGTATTGGCATAGCGGTTTGCATAGGCTGCGCGGGCTGTTCGGCAACGGGCGCTGGCTGCTGTGCTGGCTGGTAGCGTGCTGACCATTCTTTGTATGCTTTTTCGGCATCCGTTGGACGGCAGTATTCATCCACGTCGTTGGTCTGCTGCTTGTTGCCATTCTTGTCGGTATACTCACGCACTTTGATTTTGAGCCAGCCCTCTTTGTCTTCGACATCGTTCCAGTGCATCTGCATGCGGCCCTCATCGTCCCTGGTAAAACCAAGACATTCAAAAAATCGAGCGACGCGCCACTGTGTTTTAGTGTTAAGCATAATGCGATCAGTAATGGTTGCTTCATGGTCTCCTACGTTTACTTCTAGAGTAAGTTTTGCGCGAGAACACGATGCCATCTTGGCCGATCCTTCAAAGCGTTCCTTGTCGAGCTTTTTTACGCGGAAGGGATAGTATCCTGCTTCTAACAGCTCGAAAGAGGGACCATCGTCAATAACGTAACCTTCCCAGCCGAGGTCTTGGCCTAAATCTACTTCTGCCATTGTAGGATCCTTTCTAGTTAAATGGGACTTCAATGCGGTTTGCCTTAATACGTTCTAAAATCTGTACCCAGTTAGGTACGATGAATCCTGCTATGTAGTCTGGGTCGTAGTTTTCAAGCGGAGTATCAGCGGTATAGTTACCCGCCTTGACGCTGAAATCCTTGACCTCCTCGACCGTTACGCCATCAGCCTGCATAAGCTTCAATGCAGGTGTCCAGAAGTCTGGCAAATCGCACTCAGATGGTGCGGCAGGTGTCGCTTCTGCCGTTGGCTGCGCTTGTTCTGGTACAGGTGCTGGAGTCTGATCTGTCTGAGGTTGTGGCTCTGGCTGCGCCACTTGGTCAACATGTGCAGAATTTGCACATGTTGCTTGTGTGATATAGGGCGCAATCTCGTTGTAGTCAAAAGGCAGTTCTGCGGCCAATCCCCAGCGATTCTTGGCATCCCAGCATGCGTTGTGTTGGGTATACATGACTCGTTTGTTGCCTCGCGCCTTAGCCTTGCCGCTGTCCGTCTTTTCGACCACGGTTTTGTAATTGGCAAAGAGCACTACGTCCGCCCATTCCTTGACCATATTGGCCACGGATTTCTTCGGTGTGTCGATGAGCTTTAACTGATAACGGTCGTAGGCTGCAGCTTCGTCAGGCTGTTCAAACTTGCGAATCATCGAATGGGCCACAAGGACTACGTTAATTTGGCGCTCCACGATGTCGGAGAGCATGTTTAAGAGTTTGCCGAATGCCTCATACACATAGGTGTAGCCTGCTCCATAAGCGAAGTCTTCAATACCGCTCTTCTGGCGCTTGCTGCATACCTCGTTGATGCAGAGGCGTTCTGCCCAGTCGATCGTATCAATTACAAGCGTTGAGCATAGACCAGGCGTATCACGTACATACTGGACTTCTTGTAAGAGCATCTGCCAACTATCAGGAGCAGGGAGGCGCCTTACGTTCATAGTGTTGGTGGATCCTTCTGTATCGATGAACAGAGGGCTTGGAAATTGCGATGCGAAGGTCGACTTTCCAATGCCTTCTACGGCATAGATTACGCACTTCGTTGCAGCTAGTATTGGGCCTTGCGAAATATCAAATTGCATTACTAACACCTCCTAGTGGTTTTGTTTAGCGACTGTCAGGCGGACTTGCGCTGATGCGACAGAAGTTTTGATGCATGCTTTGTAGACATCTGGGTACTTCTCGCGGATAACACTTGCATTTAAGCCAGTTCGAGTGGTGGGCCTTGTTACCGTCACCGTGTGGCCTTCAGGGGTAATGTGCTTGCCACCTTCACCGAGCTCTTCCTTGATGGCGTCTTCAAGCTCTTTCTTCTTGTCGGTGAGGGTGTTAATGCATGCTTTGGTGTTGATGAGATTGAGCACCAATTCGTTAACTTTTGTTTCGTTCATCTACAGGCTCCATTTCTGCTCAGGTTTAACAGGTGCGGTGGTATTAGCAGTAAGTGCGGTAAAACGATCTACTGGAGCAACGGATGGAACAGGATCGCCAGTTGCCATGGCAAGCCCTGGGGCATTAGCAAAGGCAGCGGTAGTATCAACGGTTGAGGCAGGAGGCATACCGTAGCCATCTTCAATGATGATCTGACAAGAATCATCGCTACCAACGCGAGTACCGATGATCTGCAGGCCTTCCGTCTGTGCCCAGGCTCCGAATTCGGCAAGTGTTTGTGGATCGAATTGCTCAAGCTTGTCTACCAGCACGAAGCCGCATGTCGGCTTCAATGCGCGCACAATAGCAGTAGCTACGCGCAGCTGCTCGGATCCACTCATGCAGTCCCAGGCTTGGCCGTTATAGGTAAGCTTGCCTTGTTTAACGTTCAGGCCAGGCAAAGGCAGATCGGCACCGTTTAAGAGGCTTAGGCGCTGATCTCGTACCACTTCGATTTGCTCGGTAAGCTCCTTGTACTGACCGTCCAGCTCGTCGGCTTCAGCAAAGGCATTTTCTCGAGCTGCGTTAGTGCGTACCTTGGTATTAATGGCATCAATTTCTTGCAGTTTGGCCTCGATTTCTGCCGTGCTTTCGTCGCGCAGTTGTTCGACCGTTTTGTTCGCGGTGTCGAGGTCGGCACGCGCTTGTTCAAGCTGTGAGGTGGTCTCATTAACTTTTTTGTTAATATCTTCAGCTTGCTGCATCAAGCGGGCGAGCTGTACTGCCAGATCTTTACAGCGAGAATCAAGTTGTTGTGCTTGGTAGCGCTTTTGTTGGTTTTCTCCGTTGCGCGCCAGGATTGCTTGCTGTTCCTGGATAAGTTCGGATGCGCTAATCGGTGTATTAGGTGCATCAGGAAAGTAGGTCATCTCTTCTGCAGCACCGCGTTTCTGACGGGCGAGCTGACCAAGTGTTGTGCGCTGGTTGTAGAGATGTTCTTCCTTCGATTCGAGCTGAGTAAGCTCATCCCCAATACCGATAATCTGCAGGAGCGTTTCGGCCTTCTCCTTATCGCTTGCGTTCATGAATTTCGGCAAGTCTAAAGCAAGCTGTTCCAGGAAAGAATCAAGCAGATTCTGGCCTGATTTGTTGCCTGATGGGTCAGTCACCTTAAGCGAGGAATTGATGCCTTTACGCTCTACCACAATGCCGTTAGACAACTCTACGCGAAGCCTTGGGTCGGTAGTGGATCCTTCGCGCTTGGCATTGCTGGGTTTAAAACGGTTGCCGCCAAGTGCCCAAGCAATGGCATCAAGCACTGAGGTTTTGCCTTGTCCATTGCGACCACCGATTACGGTAAGGCCGCTTTCGCTGGGTTTAAGTTCTATGGCTTTAACACGTTTGATGTTTTCAGCTTCAAAGCTGGTGATTTTGACAGATTGATCCATATTTACATCTCCTTTGATTCGGGCGCTTTTACTTGGGCGCACTTGTCGTAGAGTTCTTTTTCCCAATTACAGGGCTCGTAACCGTCGACAATGTAGGAAAGAACTGGCTCGAAATAGCTGCGGAAGTTTTCGTACTGACCTTGTGAGGTGCATTTACCGTTGTAGATTTCGGTTACCCACATACCGTTTAGTTTTGGCAGATTTAAATAACCGATAGCTTTAGCAACCATACAGAGTGGTTCATGCTCATTGATTTCGAATTCATTGAGCTGAAAACTTTGAAATATAGCCTTGTAGAGCTGCTTCTCTACGTTAGGACACGGATCGTTGTTCTTTATTTTGCCAACGATCCACTCTTTGCGATTTTCTGCTGCTTGATTAAGCTGTGCCCTGATTTCATCTAGCTCCTGTTTGTGTTTGGCTTCTGCAGGATCTTCATCCTCTTCAATGGGGACAAACATTTCAGCGAAGGCTTTGCGCTCCAAATCCCATTCGTGAAGCACGAATACTGCTCCATTGGCTAATGCTTTCTGATAGTTTTCTGCCACAAAATCAAGCTGATTGCGCTCGACATAGGTGCGGTACTTATAGCCTTCTGGTTGGTGCCCTACGATCTTCCAGCCACGCTCCTCAATTTCTTTGCGCAGTGCCGCATAGTCCGCTATGCGCTTCTTCTTGGTATGCAGACGATCAGCAATCTTTGGCCATTCCTTTTCACTACAGTTAGTAAGCTCTTTGACTGCCTCTTTGTCGTCGGCGAATTCATCAATAGCGAGCAGGCGATCTAGGCTCATATCTTCTGCCGCGTCGTCTACCAAAAGCATTGCGTGATTTACGCGAATGGCTTTTCCTTTGCTTCTAGTTGCCTTATCAACTGATTTTGGATCAACGCCGAGAAGCAGCATCTGCTGTACACCACGTGACTTTTCAATGTCCGATAAAGGTTGCTTATCGTCGGTGGCCATAGCTGCTACAAGAGCGTTTGCTTCGTCAAAATCCTCACAGACATTGGCGGTGAATTTCGCGAGTTTACGGCTTTGCATGGCACGATAGCGGCGTTCACCATCGACAATGTGATAGATGCCTCCATCACGTACCAGAATAGGCGGGATAAAAGGCTCGCCAGGACGCTCTTTATTAAGGTCGAAACTGGCAGCCAGCTCCTTAATGCCCTCGAATTTTTTACGAGGGTTGTTTTCATTGGGGTAAACATCGTCGATGCTTACGACTTCTAAGTTCATAGTCCCTCCTTTTGAACTATGACCAGGCTTTTTATTAAAAACCGTGATTCATTTAAGAATTAATTCTTGGATTGGTGCCAAGCTTTTTACGGATACGTTTCAAGCGTGTTTTGTTTGCATCAATATCCAGATCTAGGCACTTGATTTCCCAGGCTTCGAGCGCAATGGTGTAGCGCTCTTCTTCCTTGGCATGCTTGTAGCGATTCTTAGGCGACACCTTAATTTTGGTTGGCTTAGGTGGTACACGGCGCTTACCGCGGCTTGATTCTTCCTCATCGTAGATAAGCCGCTGTTCTGGCGTTAGCTGCATGAGCGCATCCGATACGCGCCACTCACCATCCATGAGGTTTTTACGTTTGGAACATACGCGACACTGACCAGTTTTAGGGGATACGGTTGAGCGCCATTTAGCACAGACGGGGCACCATTTGAGCTTTGTTTTAAAGCAGCGAAGAGATACGCCTAGGTGGCGAGACATCCAATCAACGGAATTCTTCGAGCGTTTTAAGTGCTTGCAAATCTCACGCATGGGTAATACACCAGCGTTATCACGCAAATACTTAATGTCCTTGGTGCTCCAGTCGATACGATGTGCTCCTTTACGCAATGACCTCACCAGCTCCAATGAGGTAGTAAAGTCCATGCAGAAAAGCGCAACGTAAGTGATCGTTAGTAAGTAGCTTTTGCCCCTCATAGACAAAACGACGCTGTTCAAGCAAGTCCTTCTGGTTGGAAAGGTTGCCCTTGGTACGTGGGTTTAAAACTTGCCTGCTTGTTTGAATTACAGGCATTTCACCTGCAGATTCAAGGCCACGTAAAAGATAGCCCACAAGCCACGGTGTTTGGTGCGATGTGCTTTTGGCGGTACGCATACCTGGATAGGGGACAAAGCCTTCGATTACTACTACTTCATGGCCATGCATGACTAAGAACTGCTCAAGTTGACGCCAGATGTTCTGGCAACGTGAATCAAGCAGGTAGTTGTCGACGCCGCATGATTTGGGATAGTGAATGGTTTTGACATCGATGACACGATGCTCGTTCATGTACACAATGCCGGTGTTGGTGGTGCCTGGGTCAATCGCTACGATACTAGGCATGGTGCTTACGCCGCCTTCCTGGTATCGTCCAAGCCATCCAGAATAGCGTCCTGATATCCACGCTCGTAGCCTTCGTTGTAGCCATCTTCATAAGAAGCTTTGGTTGCTTTAAAGATGAAGTAGATCGCAATAAAACAACCAATCGCTAAAAGGCTAACGAACAGATCGCCTGGCTCAAGATATAGTGCCCCTACTTGCATGACGGTGTTTCCTCCTTGACTGGAATACGCCACAGCTTCCCGAACTTAAGTGCACCAGGGATACTGCCGTCACGGCAGCGGCGAAGCACGCTATCACGACTTAGACGCAGACGCAGTGCAAGCTCTTCTACCGTGAGGTAGGTGTATCCTTCAGGTGCTAATGGTGTATACTGCTTAGTGGTTTGTGGGCCCTGGTTATTACTGGGGCTCGTTTTGTTTGCGGGCATTGTTTTCCCTCCTAGTTTTCTTCTGGATGATTGACCTTGTAGACGCTCATATCGTCATAGGCTTCATCGCGCCAAATGTCCTTGAAATCCGTGCCATAGCCGTAGCCATTGACTGAGAAATTGATCTTGTTGACGTAGCGATAGGCAATGCCACCCAGATAGAACGATTTGAAATCGCATTCAAGAGGCACGATAGAACTGCCGTTGAATAGAAATTTACGCGCAATGCGATTCTTGATAGAATGCTCGGTTTCTTCATAGCCAGCGCCTTCTTCGGCGTCGGTGAATTCCAGGATGTTCCTGGTTGGCTGGTTGTAGTTGCCCATGATTTACCTCCTTACTTGTGCTTCTTGTATCCTGTAATGGGAGAATTACTAGGACTAATGAATGGATGCTTGATGACCGATCAATTGACCGAGAAAGAATTAAGTGAGCTCAAGCTCTTAATAAATAACGAAGAAGAAATAACTCAATTCGCATTAAAAAGAACCGAAGATAAGACCTTGAAAGGTATGTATATGAGCCTTTGGAAAAAGGAATATCTTCAGGGTGTTTCTTATACGAATAATGAGTTCTACGTTAAATGTCTCAACCCTTCTGCCTACTGGGCGGTAGAAAAAGCCCGAATAGAAAAAGAGGAAGAGGTTAAGAAACTTGAAGAATCAAAACGACAACGAAGGTTCGATAGGTTTTTCTCGATAGGATCTGTTCTATTTGGCTGGATTCTTGGTATATTCACGCCTGTGTTAACCGCATTTGTTAGTACAGTACTTTCGTGATAAAAATTGATACCATCGAGAACAGCCATCCGCAGATTACGCCAATGATAAACCCAAACTTCCATTCTTTGTCGCTCATACTTACCTCCTTACGCACTCTTCTGCCAGAAGTCGTCTGTTGGGCACTCGAATGCATCAGCGATACGACACATAGCCTCGAAACTCGGCGTGTTAATAGCAGCTTCGTAGCGACCGATGCTTGCCAAGCTGATGCCGCTAGCTTCTGCCAAGTCACGCTGCTCCCAACCTTTGTCGATGCGCTTTTTCTTCATTTCGCGTGCCATGTAGTTAAGATCGAAAGACATTACTTACCTCCTTTCCTGCTGTGTAAACCCCAACCAAGAAGGATTCCTGAGAAGGGCAGCGCCATAATGAGCAAGCTATTTCCTTCGTGTTCCAATCCGATAGACTTGCTGTAAAGTCCAGCTCCGAAGAACACAGCCCAAATCGCCCAGATAAGAACTAAGACGTAGCTTTTCATTTCTGCTCCTTCATTGGTTGGCTAAAAGTTCAACAGAAAGTTGAACTCTAAAACGAATAGTACAACACAAAGTAAATATGTCAAGTAATTTTTTAACTTTAAGTTGAACTTTTGATATTTAAGAAGTATGATTTGCGTTAAACAAGGAGGTGCCGAAATGAACTTACAGTTGAAAAAACTACGCACCCTTAGAGGTTTGTCACAAGAAGATATGGCTAAGGAACTTGGCATAAAAAAGAGCAGGTATGGAACGTGGGAACGCGGCGAAAGAACCATGTCCTTTCCTCAAGCTGTAGCCTGTGCTGAAATTCTCAATTGCACTACCGATGCTTTAGCTGGACGCTCTGTTGACGATAAAAAACTCACTGATCCCTACGAACAAGAGCTAATGGAGTGTTACCGATCGTCCACCGTAGATAGACAAGAACGCATCCTGGATACCGCACGAGACGCTGCGGCAATGTCTAAAGATGCTGCCGAATGTGATCTATCTGCATCCCAGGAGGTGAGCGCGTAGTGGGCATTGGTGATGCGTATACGATCGCTAGTGGTATTGACACTAATTGGCTTTGGTGGTCTATATCTAACTACACTTGGTCTTTTATTGGTCTATGTATCCTTGTATTTGCTTTTGGTTTCATAGTTGGGATGGCTGTTCAGTACGGACGAATGAATAAAAAGCTAAAGTCCAACAATAGAGCTGACGTAATATTTAGCGAGAGAATTGCAAAGAACAGAATAGATGCTCTTGAAAGTGTCCAGTCTGTTTTGGATGAGATGATTTCCTTCGAAGACATAGAGCTATTGCTGAAGGATAAAAGTCTTATAAATGGATGCCCGAATGTTAAAACTACTATCGCGATGCTCCATGGATTTAGTGGAGCAAACAAGTATTTTGTACAGCTGGCGGAATGCTTGAGTACTTATAGTAAATATTTACCAAACAACCTAAGAGCTATTCTAATTAACACTTCCCATCTTCAGAAAGATCTGCTGGATCTTCTTATTCAGTTTTTTAAAAACGAAGAAGAAAAGGACTATCTATTTGTACTAGCCACTTACCCGATAGCTGAAGACTTAAAAAAATATGTGAGAGAGGCCCAAGGAATAATAGCTGACTGCCTAAATACCACGAATGTTGTTTCTGAGGCCCAAACTGGAGAAGGATGGGATAGGTTGTTTGATGAGAATAAAAAAAGAACTAGTTTGATGCTCGAGACTGTAAAAGATTGGGCAGTAAGTGCTGTTGCTTTGAAATCGAGTTGTGATTATAAAACGAAGTAA